TTCGTCACCTTTTCCGAGGCGATTACCACCTGCTCTATTGTCGGGTGTGGTTCTTGTGTCGGCGACCAATCCTGGGTTGTATTTACCGATGGTTTTAAGCTGAATGTTTTTACTATCCAATTTCTTACTGCTTTCATTTATTTCTTCCTTCGAAACAAAGTAATTAAACGACTCATTGATATCTAGTTTATTGTGAGAATCCAACCAATTATAGGCGACTTCATTTCTTGTATACCAACTTCTATCTTCTACAAACTCGAAGATTTTTTTTCTAAGTTGTTTAAGTTCACCTTGTATTTTATCAAGTTCAGAATCATTCTCAAATATCATGGTTTGACTGTAAGAATTATTCCAGTCACCGTAGATGAACTTACCGAGCACCTCGTTTGACTTTTGCCACTTTTCTTGTCTAATTGACTCGGAAATTGTTCTTGTCAATCTTTCATTTCGTTCTTTACTTGCTTCGTTTGAAACCTGAACAAAAATTGGTAGAATTGCATATCCTAATTCAGATAGTTCTTCTCTTATGTAATCCATACGTTCATAATCGTCAGTAGGACCGTTTATAACGAGGGTTTCACGATTTCTGATGGCTTCTCTACGTGCATCAGAAGTTTTCTCTGAGAGGCGTTTCTTGTCAGCCAAATAGTTAAATGCCTGCACAGTATTTAACTCTGTGTAGGAACCGTGAGGAATCGCTTCTCTAATTACAATATCTTTACCAGAACCAGGTCCACCAGTAACAAATATAGCTTTGAAGTGAGACTTCTCAACTATACCGTTTTTGGCTTCAGATATGGTTCTAAAAAATTCGTTTAGTGTTCGTTTCATTCGTCATGTACGTCAAGATGCTTTCTAAGATGGTTCAGCGCATGTTCATGGCTAAATGCATCCTTAACATCAGAACTACCGGTTCTCTCTTTGAATTTATTATAGATTTCTTGATGATGTTCAGGTTTAACGTGTTTCTTAATCAAATCTGTGACACCATGGAATGAATGAATCTTCTCGTGGTCTGCTTTAGCACCAAATAGACGTTTAGAAACTTCTTTAGGGTCTTTAGTTCTATCTGTTTGCTTTGATGGTGGTAGTTTGTTTGCACGATTACCTAAACCGTATTGTGGTGAGAATACATGTTTGTCTCTACCAGCGGCATTTATAAGAATCTTATGATGAGCACCTTTGATACCAGCTTTTCTATCATGCCAGTTAGAACTGTGTGTAAACTGGTCTCCCTTTGACGGTTCATCTTTTTCATAATCAGAACCTTCAAAGTCGATTTGATGTTTTGCTTTGGTCTTATTATGTTGCATGATGGCATGTCTCTGACCGGCACCTTTCTTTGTGCCTAGTAACGTATACGGTCCAAATTTCTTACCAACATGCTGGTCTAAGTGTGCATGTAACTTATCTAGTGTATGATGTGGTACTTTTAAGTCAACGTCACCAGATTCTGGATGTGGTTTACCAGGTTTTGTCATACCATGATGAAACTCTGTATCGCTAATGTTCTTATCCATCGTATGGTGTGTAGAACCCGCATAAGCAGAACCAGTCGTTAATGCTTTGTGGTCTTTACCAAAAAGGTGCTCACCATGTGCTTTGTGATAAGAATCCGCTACAGCTTTTGCAACGCCATGAATGTCTTTTTGAACTGCTTTGCGTTGACCATGTGGAATTTGAATAGGCTCAGCCGAATGACCGTTAGCCTTGATGTTCCCACCTTCTAATAGAATGAATTGCTTGAATGATAACATTGAATTTCCTTGAATTGTAACACACTATGGTTACCGTATTGGTATTTATACGTTTTTTAATCGTTACGTACCGTACCGTCAGATGCTACGAAACATCTTAGACCTAAAACGTCCTTTTCTACCACTTTTGTTGGGGAAATGAGTTGATAATATACGTGCTCTAGGTCTAGGCCAGAACTACAAGCCGTATTAAAAGCACCCTCGTGCATCTTGATAACTTCGTCTATGATAGAGTAATCAAATGACCAGATTCTTGTATCATACAGTTTTAGACCTTTACCCATCCAAGAATCTACGCTTTTTTTGAAAACGTATTTGTCTTTAAGCATAGTATTCGTCATATAGTGCAGAATGTTGAAGTCATCTGTTAGTTCTGCTCTACCGGTAATCTTGAATACTCGGTCGACACCATAAAGACCTAATTGTTTCAAATAAGTCAATGCGTTTCTCATATTATAGATTTCAGCAGGTGTCTGCATCCGATACATATTAAGTTGCTCTAACGTAGAATCTTTGACAAATATCACATCATCACATAATTTTGTTAGATTTTCAACCCATTCTTCTGGTACAGGATTAGGACCTGAATCAGAAAGTAAGATATATGAATTTGATACCTTACTCCTGATTGATTTGATTGTGTTTAGTGTTTGTTCGTACCTTTGTTCTTTAGTGAAAACACCCGTATTTGGGCATAATGCAGACGTTACAACAAAGGCATAACTCATGGTTTGAACCACAACCAAACATCATTAGCGGTAAACATTAATGACTTAGGATCAATATTTGCTTCTTTAATAAACTCTTTGAGTGCTTGAGTTACCCCAGGAAGACTAAAATCATGTCCTGCATACAAACCACCAGAACGAACTTTAGAATAATAGTTTGTAATATCGTGTTTAGCATTCTCATATGAATGGTCACCATCAACAAAAATAAAGTCTAATGAACCATCAGGTATTAATTCAAGTCCTTCAGCGGCAGTATTAAAGTAAAATTGAACTTTATCTTCATGCCCGGATAACTTAATATTTTCCATAGATTGACGTTTTACATCATCAATCATTTCCTGTGTAATCATTCTGTTCCAATCTTGATATGGTTTATATGGATCCATACCATACAATGTCTTGATGCCCTGACATTGTTGAAGTATATTTGCAAAGTTTTCACCAGTCCAAACACCCAACTCAAGTCCTACAGTACCTTCACCGAGTTGGTTAATGTATTGCGGTAAACCTTCACCTGAAACGTACACTTTCGAAAAATCTTTTGTTGTCATATTAGTCCTTAATTACAATATTCTCTAAACATTACGAATGGATCACTCTCTACTATTCTATGTAGTTCGAATAAATCCGGCTGATACAAAGTTGCTAATAACATCATTGTCTGGTCGTCATCAATTAGATTTGCATCTGTAAGATTCTTAAATGCACCGCTAATTAATTCTCTTAGTTTAGGCCATAGATTTTTATTTGCTACAATCTTAGCGCCTAGTATATGAACATCATTATTTGCAATAATTTGTTGTATGGGTTGTCCGTTATACGCTTTGTAATCAAAGAAATGAATCTTATCTTCGGCAAAGTCATAAGACCATTCTGTTTTATCATTTAGTGTAGATTCTTCTCTGCAATACCCAAAATCCATCCATGCAACTGTTTCATTCGATGCAAAGTTTTCTTTAATTGCATATTCTACAAAGAAAGTTTTTAAATAATTAACAAGAACATAATCAGCAGACCAATATTCTGGATTTTTAACTTGATATGGATTAATCATATTTTGAAAGTTGGGGTCTTTCTGAATTTTGCTAATCAATTCTCTTTGTTCTTGAAACTGATTATCAAAGTCGATAGCAATAATATGAGTAGTTGCACTTCTATTTGGTATTTTTTCTTTAATTTTATCTACTAAATCAGGTGAAGTAAACACAACTAATTCATTATTCAATTTTGCAAGATGACTGAATCTTTCGATATATGTATCTGTTGTTCTCTGTAGATAGTGCGGTAAACCTTTATCGGGGGTCCAATCACCTCTACCGATATCGAAAAACGCCGTGACTATTGATATATTACCCATTATGCCACCTCACCTATTGGAAAATTACCATTATTAAAAACTTGTTTTGGTTCAACAAAGTCGTTATCATTTATTTTACGCATTATAACATTAATATAACATTTTTTCAATGGTACACTTCCTGTATATTCGCATAGTTTACCGGCATCATCACCCTCAACATCATGCAAGAATATTGTAAGGTTTTCATAACCATTATCATATGCCATTGACTCAAAGAATACCGGACTATAAGAGAAAAAGCCGTGATTAGGCTCAATGCACGGTAAAGTTGATATCATAAAGCCACCATTCTTACAAGAATCATGTATGAACTTAAAAGCATTTGTTTGACCACTTAGATGTTCTGTCGTACCAAAATTTACAACAAGGTCGAAATAGCCTTTGAATTCTGGTTTACATCTATCAGTATTTAAGTCTGTCTTGTGAACTTTTTCATCAATTAAATCTAAATCAAAACTTTCATAGATATGTCCCATAGACTCATGCATGAAACGTGCCGTCATATTGTGATAAAATTTTTGCGCTATTGATTTATCGAGATTTAGATTTCCTAAAACAGATTCAAAAAAAACTTTATCGTCAAAATGTACTGTTTGGGCACCAATATCAGCAACGGTTATATTTTTAGTGAAGTCTAAAAGTTTATTATGACTAAGTGCTTCGTAGAGTTGTAAACTCCCTTGAACCATTCCCATGTTTACACCTTATAAGTAAAAAATTCATCAGCATCTTCAATATCAAGTCTCTTCAATATTGCTTTTTTCCATTCAGGTACTCTATCATACTGATGAACGATAGAATATGGTCTTCCTGTTTTTGCAGTTACAACAAATGCATCTTCAGTAATTTCTGGTACCCCACATGTTAAGAATGGTCTAAATTGTTCAATTTGATCCGGTTTATTTGTCACATGCAAGTTACAAGCAAATTCTTCATCTAAATCTGAAACAAAAGATTGACTTCTATATGGCTCATAATTCATCATTACATTATAAGCGGCTTGGTCTGCAACCCAATCGGCACGATTAGAAGACATATGAAATAACATACCGCATAAGTCTCTAATATATTCTGATTTGCCGGCAAGAGTTCCTACATTTAAAACTTCTTCACCTTTGATATTATTATATGTATATTCATTAAAACATTTAATAATATTATCTCGATTCCAAGGCTCATTTTCTATTTGAATACATTCAGAGACAGCAATAAATTTATTCAAAGGATTTTGCATCCTTTTAGAAATATAATCCATAGGGTCTGATTGAAAGATTACATCACGAACATCAGTAGTGAGTATGTAACGATAATTTTCACCATGTGCTCTTAGATAGTCATAGATATGTAAGAAACGTTCCATGTGAAACATCATGTTACCAGGAGTCTGTGATGGTAACACAGTCATACCGGCATCTTGAAGTTTTTTATTTGTTTCTACAGATGAATTGATA